GATCAAGTTCAAGTGGTGGAGTTGGTGGAGCAGGAACAGATGTAAGTCCTGATTATCCAGGAGCACCTAACTCTGGAGTTTACGCTGGTGGCGGCGGTGGTGGTGGAAATCCTGCAGGAGCTGGTAGTGGTGGAACTGGAGGTGGAGGAAATGGTGGAGCAGGAGCAGCAGGAAGTAATGGAACTTGCAACACTGGTGGTGGCGGAGGTGGAGCTGGTAATACTGGAAGTAATCCAGGAACTGCTCGTAATGGTGGACAAGGTGGACCAGGTATAGTTATCGTAAAAGAATTAAATAAGGCAAGTGGTGTGTGGTCAATGCAAAGTCAAATGAAACTTAAACAACAAGGGACATGGCCGAGATTAACAGGATCACCTTTTTCAGCTGATTACTTAGTGGTTGCTGGCGGCGGTGGAGGTGGACAAAAATCAGACCCAGGTGGAACAAACTCTGGTGGAGGAGGTGCAGGAGGTATGTTACTTTCTTATTGCACTCCTTGTTCTTCACAAACTCTTACAATTAATACTACCTATCCTATCACAGTTGGTGGTGGAGGTGGAAATAATGCAAACGGAAATAATTCTATTTTTGAGGGAGCTTCAACTATCACAGCAACTGGTGGTGGTAGAGGAGGTGGAAATCCTACAGCTGGTGGACCAGGAGGTTCTGGTGGTGGAGGTGGTGGAGCTAATCCACATGCTACCGCAAGTGGAGGATCAGGAACTTCTGGTCAAGGAAGTGCTGGAGGTCCAAACAGTCCTCCTGGACCATCTGGATTTGCTGGTGGTGGAGGTGGTGGTAAAGGGGGTGCTGGTGCAGCTGGAACAAATGTTGGAGCTGGAGGTAATGGAGGAGCTGGTTTAGCATCTTCAATAACTGGTGCTTCAGTAACTTACGCTGGTGGTGGAGGTGGAGCTTCTGGTGGTGCTGCTGCAGGAACTGGTGGATCTGGGGGTGGTGGAAATGGTGGTCCAAGTGTAACAGATGGAGCAGATAACACTGGTGGTGGTGGAGGTGGAGCAAGATATAATAATCCTTGTGCAGGACAAGGTGGTCCAGGTATAGTAGTTATACGATACCCATCAGCTGCTATTGGAGTTTCTGTAACTCCAGGAACTAATACAATAACAACTGCACCTAATGGAGATAAAGTAGCAACATTCACTGTATCAGGAAATTTAGTTTTAGCTGATTAACATTGACAGTTTTATAACAAATGCTATATTAAGTTCATAAAGATATATGAACCTTACAAATTATTATTGGTATTTTCAATCAGCTATACCTTCTCGTATCTGTGATGATATTGTAAAATATGGTCATCAACTAAGAGATCAAATGGCAGTCACTGGTGGTTACGGTGATGGTAAAAAATTAAATCAAAAACAAATAAAAGATTTAAAAGAAAAAAGAAATTCAGATATTGTTTGGATGAATGATAGATGGATTTATAAAGAAATACAACCTTATGTACATCAAGCAAACACAAGTGCTGGTTGGAATTTTCAATGGGATTGGTCTGAATCTTGTCAATTTACTAAATATAAAAAAGGTCAATACTATGATTGGCATTGTGATAGTTGGGACAGACCTTATCAAAGACAACAGCCTAACGATCCATCACATGGTAAAGTTAGAAAATTATCAGTAACAGTAACTTTATCAGATCCAAAAGATTATAAAGGTGGTGAGCTAGAATTTGATTTTAGAAATCTAGATCCTGATAAACCTAGAAAACCTTTAAAATGTAAAGAAATATTGCCTAAAGGATCTTTAGTTGTATTTCCTTCATTTGTATGGCATAGAGTGTGTCCAGTTAAAAGTGGAGAACGTAACAGTTTGGTGATTTGGAATTTAGGGTGGCCATTTAAATAAAGGAGAATATGAAAAAGAAAAAAACTAAAAAACAAAAACAAAAGATATTATCTTTTCCAAAAAAATTACAATTAGAGCAATATTTTGCATCACCTATATGGTTTGCTGATGAACCTAGTTTTGTTGACAAACTAAATCAAGCATCAGATTCATATATTGAAGATTCAAAGAAAAGATTAAAACCAGCTATTGATGAACGTAATAAAAAATTTGGTAATAAAGGTGACATGGGTCACGTATTTCATTCTACAACATTAATAGGTGATCCTAATTTTAAAGAATTACAAAATTATGTAGGTGCAACTGCACATAATTTATTAGGTGAAATGGGTTTTGATTTAACAAATTATCAAGTGTTTACTACAGAAATGTGGGTACAAGAGTTTGCTAAAAAAGGTGGTGGACATCATACTTTACATACACATTGGAATGGTCACATATCTGGTTTTTATTTTTTAAAAGCAGATGAGTCTACATCTTTACCTATGTTTGAAGATCCAAGACCAGGTAATGTAATGAATCTTTTACCTGAAAAAGATAAAACAAAAGTAACCTATGCATCCTCACAAATTAATTATAAAGTAAAACCAGGTAGAATGATATTTTTTCCATCTTATTTACCTCATCAGTACATTGTAGATATGGGTTATAATCCATTTAGATTTATACATTGGAACTGCCAAGCAATACCAAAAGGAGTATTAAATGTCGTTTAAAAAAAATAAGTATAGTGTTTTAAAAGGAGCTATCTCAAAAGAGCTAGCAAACTTTGTATATAAATATTTTCAAAACAAAAGAAACGTTGCAAGAGTATTATTTGATTCAAGATACGTTTCACCTTTTACAGAATACTGGGGTGTATGGAATGATGAACAAGTTCCAAATACTTATTCACACTATGGTGATATTGCAATGGAAACATTATTACAAGAAGTAAAACCTGTTATGGAAAAACACACAGGATTAAAATTAAGTGAAACATATTCTTATGCAAGAATATATAAAAACGGAGATATCTTAGCTAGACACAAAGATAGATATTCTTGTGAAATATCTACTACATTAAACTTAGGTGGTGACCCATGGCCTATCTATCTTGATCCAACAGGTAAACAAGGTCAAGCAGGTATTAAAGTAGATTTAAAACCAGGAGACATGCTAATATATTCTGGTTGCGATTTAGAACACTGGCGAGATGAATTTAAAGGTAAAGATTGTGGTCAAGTATTTTTACATTATAATAAAGCAGGATCTAAGACAGCAAAAGAAAACGCATTAGATAAAAGACCTTTATTAGGCTTACCGGCCTGGTTTAAAGGATCTAAGTTGACTACATCTAAAAAATAGTCTATAAACTAGACTGGTACGGGGGCACCACCACACCACACCCCCGTGCTTTTATTCTGTTAAATAAGTAATAAATTTGCTATAAATGGATTTATTATGCTACAAAAGATAGGTTTTCAGCCAGGTATCAATAAACAAATTACACCCACAGGAGCAGAGGGTCAATGGATTGATTGTGATAATGTTAGGTTTAGATATGGTACACCTGAAAAGATAGGTGGTTGGAAGCAATTAGGAGAAAGTAATTTAACAGGCGCAGGTCGTGGACTTCATCATTACGTAAATAGTTTAGGTAGAAAATACGCGATCATTGGTACAAACAGAATTTTATATGCATACTCAGGTGGTGTATATTATGACATACATCCTATTAAATCTACAAACACGCTTTCAAATGCATTCAGCACGACCAACGGATCACCTACAGTTACTATAACATTTAGTGGAGATCATGGTATTAGTGCTTCTGATATTGTGTTGTTAGACAACTTTTCTACTATAACTAATTCTAATTTTGCTGCTGCAGATTTTAATAATAAAAAATTTATGGTAACGTCTGTGCCAACAGCTACGACAATCACTATTACTATGCCATCGAATGAATCTGGATCTGGTGCAACAACATCAGGTGGTATAAGGGTACAACACTATTACACTGTTGGTCCAGCTGTACAAGCAAAAGGTTTTGGTTGGGGATTAGGATCTTGGGGTGGTGAAGAAGTAGGGGCATTTACTACAACATTATCTGGTGCAATAAACTCTTCAACTACAACCGGTATTATATTAACTGATCCCTCACAGTTTCCAAGTTCAGGTACAAACTTTGTGCAGATAGGATCTGAAGAAATATCATATACAGGTATTAGTGCATCTAATGAATTAACAGGTGTAACTAGAGATGTTAGAGGTACATCACCTTCAGCACATGGTGCTGGAGACACAGTAACTAACGCAAGTAATTTTGTTGCTTGGGGTGAAGCAGCATCTGGTGACTTAGTATTGGAACCAGGTATGTGGTCATTAGATAACTTTGGTGACAAGGCTATATGTTTAATACATGATAGTGCTGTGTTTGAATGGGATTCATCTTTATCAAATGCAACGGATACAAGAGCAACAATTATATCTGGTGCACCAACTGCATCAAGACATATGTTAGTATCTACACCTGATAGACACTTGGTATTTTTTGGAACAGAAACAACTATTGGTGATACATCAACACAAGATGATATGTTTGTAAGATTCTCTGATCAAGAGGATATAAATACGTACACACCTACAGCAACTAATACAGCTGGTACACAAAGATTGGCCGACGGATCACAGATCAGAGGAGCAATCAGAGGTAGAGATGCTATCTATGTTTGGACTGATACAGCATTATTCACACAACGTTTTGTTGGTCAACCATTTACGTTTGCGTTTGCACAAGTTGGAACTAACTGCGGACTTGTTGGACAGAATGCTTGTGTTGAAGTTGATGGTTCTGCGTATTGGATGTCAGAGAATGGTTTCTTTAGATATGCTGGTAAATTAGAGTCATTACCTTGTTTAGTAGAAGATCACGTGTATGACAATATAAATTTAGATTCTGGTAATCAAATGGTGTCAGCAGGTTTAAATAATTTATTTGGTGAAGTAATATGGTTTTATCCAACAACAGGATCATCGGTGGTTAACAGACAAGTTACTTATAATTACTTTGATTCATCACCACAAAGACCTGTATGGACTGTAGGAACTTTAGCTAGAACAATGTGGGAGGACTCAGCTGTTTTTGGTTTACCACATGCAACAGAATATGATGCAGATACTGATACGTCTTTTGATGTTGTAGGGAATACAGAGGGTAGAACAACATACTATGAACATGAAACAGGGACTGATCAAATTAAAGGTGGAA